CCAGCAGTTGTGGTATTATGGTCGGCACCAATTGCGGCATCACGGTAAATAGTACGAATAACTTCTCTGTTAATCTCAGAGAGTATTTCGGCAGACAGAATATTAGCTAATTCTGTTTCTGCATCTAAACCATGAACTGCTTTTAAATCTTGAGCGAGTTCTAATGTGTACTCAGCTTTTAATGCTCTAGATTTCGCTGTTACAGTAACTTTCTCAATTGTGAAAGCCATTTCTGCGAGGGATTGGGTATCACCAAATCCTTCAGCTCCTGCAGTAGCTACACCAGCAGCTGCTAAATATGCTGTTGTATTTGCGGCACCAGTATCAGATCGGATAAGATCGGCTGGTCCGGCACCCGCTACGTGAGCTTGTGTTGCGTTATTTGAAGACCATCCAGTGTTTGCTTCGTTATAAAGCGCTTCATCTCCTCCTTGTGAGGCATAACGCGCTTTCATAGCGAAAATCAATCCTGTAGGACCTGTCATAGGCTGAACACCACAAACATCATAAGCAATTAAATTAGGCATTGCGCGACGTACTAAAGAAATCAGAATTGGGTCGAATTTAGCGACACCACCCGTATCAGGTAATGTGCCCGATTTACTCGCATGAACTGCCTCAGAAAGGAAGTTCCCCGAATCTAGGGCAATATTATCGTTACGAAGAGCTTTTTCCTGATTTTCTAGAAGCAATGCTGTAACGGCTTTTCTGTATGGATCCTTGATAGCTGGAAGCTCAGGATGTTCCATAACAGGAGCCCACTTTTTTTGTAGTTCTTCTGTCAAATACATTTTTGTTTTTCTCCTTAAAGTTTTAAAAAATTTATTAATACTAAATTATCTTTTCAAAGTCCTTGAAATTGCTGAAGTATATTGCTCCATGTCAGTATTTCGTGGAGCGTCTGTATCTTTTACCTCTCCCTCTGTATCATTTGAGAAGAGGTCTTCACTCAGATTAACTTTAAGCCCAGACTTTGGAAAATAATTTTCTTTTACAATACTAAGTTTTTTCTCATATTGTTCATCATTTTCATAATCAGTACCTTCTGCCAGAGATTTCATTTTCTCTGTTTCAGATTCAGTAAGGTCTTCACATACTTTTTGAATGGTTTGATTTTTCTTATATTCATCATTTTCTTTAGTGAGTGTTACCCCTTTTTCAACTTGCTCGTTCAATTGTGCTTCAAGGTCTTCGACCTTTGCGAACAAATCATCAACCATATCAACTTTTTCATCTGGAATGTTGATATAATGCTCAGTAAAAAGATTTCTTAGCCCCGACATAAAGTCCTCAACAAGTTCAGCTTTAATACCTTTTTCTACGGCTAATTCATTTTCTTCCAACCATTCTTTGATGACATAATTGAGGTAATCATCAACCTTATCTGTAATTTCTTCTTTATATTTAGAAATGGATTCGTCAAGTTCCTTAATATATGTTTCATCCATTTTCTTAATACGAGAATTTACTTCTTCTGTAACTTTAGAAAATACTGCTGCTTCAAAAATTGTTGCAGCTTTTTCTTTAAATTCTTCTGAAAGTTCTTCACCACCAACTAATGCTTCAACATCTTGTTTAACATCAATTTCTGTTTCTTGTGGCAATACTTCTTCCAATTTATCAGAAATAGAAGTATCTTCTGAAACTACTGTGTCTTCTCGTGTTTCATTAAGATTAGTTGCGGCTAAAATAGCATCATATGTAGCTTCTATTTCCGCCTTTTTCATACTATCTAGTTTTTCATAGATAGATTTAATCATACCCATTTTAGTTGTACGGCTTTCAGAAATTTCTTCCCCTTCATCTTCCTGGGTTTCAGGTTCAGAAAGTTCTTCTCCTTCGTTTTCCGTTTCTTCTTTTTGGGCTTTAGGTGTGACTGTTTTACCGGCAGCTTTTGATGCCGCTTTTCCCGGTGAACTGTCTTGTGTGGGGGAAACTGATGCGGGACCGAGGTCTTGAACTTCTCCTGTTACATCATCTCTCTTTTCTGAGCCGGCGGTGGATCCCTTTCCAACTGACGGTTTAGAAGCTGGCTTTAATTTGGCGCTTGCCTCTTTTCCCGTGCTTTCATGAGCATGATCCTCATGAGAAGGTCCTCCTACATCGTGTACAGCTCCACCACTCTTTACTTCTTGTATTTCCTCAGTAGCAGACATTAATTCTCCTTAATTTTTTGAAATTGTAGATTTTTCTAGATAAATCTTTATGATATTATTTATAAAAATTATAATCTTGACATAAAATCAGCGAAGGTTTTTAGTTTAACCTCATCTAATTCTTTCATTGTAGAATTTTGGATCGCTTTTTTGTAAGAATTAACGGTAACTTCTTGAATTATGCCGTTATTCCAGATCCATTCTTTACCTTCCATGATACCCTCTACAAATGCAGCTGGTGCGGATGGGTCCGCTACAATATCAGCAGCAGTTGCAAGATAAAAATCTTTTTGTACTTCTTGTGCTCCACTTCTACCAGGAGACAAAGTTCCCATTCCTCTACTAGACACCCCTAATTTGGCACCTTCGTTAATTAAATTTTTAACAATGTTTCCGTAAGGAGTATCCATAATTTTTGCTCTTCCTCTAACATCTGTTCCATCGGGCTTTAATTCAGTAATCATGTGTGAAACTCTTTCCAAGTTGACTGTTGGCCCTTCTGGATGACCTAATTCACCAAATGCTCTCTTTGCTTTTACATATTTTTCGTTATAACGCTTAACTTCTTTCATAAGAATATCTTTTGGATAAACTCTTCCATTTCTATTCTTAACATCACCTTGCATGAAAATACCTTCAATAAAATATTTTTTTTGCTTTTCAGTTCCTTCAGTAAGAAACTCAACATCAGTTAATTCTTCGGTAATCAGTTTCATTCTTTCTCCTTTTTGCCGACTTTTGCGCCCGCTAACATTCTTTGTCTCATTTCTTTTCTTTCTATTCGTTTTTTAGGGATCAATTGGCGAATCCAAGTATTTACTTTGGGTTTTAATACCCACTTTTCTTTTCCCGCCTTTGTTTTCGTTCTTTGATATAACCGTTTATTCACTTTTTGATCAATCATGACTCTTTGAGCAAGAGACAAAGAACCATATTTACCCTTTGTCAACCTTAACTTAAATCTTTTACGAATAGTTCTTTTTGCTAAAGTTTCAAGTTTTTGCTTTGTAGGTGGTCTTAATAACGATATTCTTTTTCGATGTTGAAATGAAGCTGTTTTGGCTCTTCTACCAAACTTCATTCCCTGCATACGCCTTTTTGTCGCAGATAATACTCTCCCAGGACCCTTCTCATCTAAAAGAATATATTCTAATCCAACAGATTCTAGTTTTACTTCTTCTAAGGTCTTCATCATTTTCTTTTGAATGTTTTTCTTCTTTTTTGCGCGGCTTTGAAAAACCCCAATCGTTTAGTTTTTCTTAATTCTATATTTGCTCTAACTCTCCTAATTTTCTTTTTACGAATACCACGTTTAACCATTGGGGCACCTATACCCTTTCGTTTACGTATTTCTTTCTCAGGCATTCTTACAAATTTCACTTGCCCCGTTTTTGGGTTTGCCTTCCTTTTATATTTTGACCTTGAAGAAAGTTTGAATCTACGTTGTTTTAATTTTATTTTTTTTGTTTGGCCAGTCTTTGGATCGACTCTTTTACGTGTTCTAACTCGGTCGACTCTTCTAAACATTGCTTCACGCAATTCAGTTATAAGAAGATTGAAAACTTTCATTATCCCGTCACCGCAACTTCTTGTAAATTAAGTGTCATAGTTCCTGCCGCTGTAATTCCGGCAACTTTATAAGATGTTCTTAAAACAGCTGTTCCAGCGAAATCTGATAAACCACTAGTATCTACTGTGGCTGTACATGTAACGGTTGTAGTATTTTGTGCGGCAATTAAAATATGAGCTATAGCTGTATTATAACCACCTACCGATGCTCCCGTCATAGTCATGTAATCTCCCACTCTAAATGGATTACCTTCTCGGTCAGTACTAAGAGTTATTACAGGCTGACCATTTACTTTTGAACAGGCAGATACAGTTGATCTTTTTGGCTTTACAGACAATAAAGCAGTAGATGTTCCTCCGGACGTGACTGTAGTATTTGACAGGCCACTTCCAAGAAAAACACTAGATGTTGTTGCTGTGGGATTTCCACTAATTTCTACATAACCACCTTGAACAGAATCATTAGTAACTCTAATTATTCCAGTAGATGTGGGAGTAAAGGCGGCAGATTGTGCGGAAGACGTACCGATACTATCTTTTCTCGTAAATTTTTGTATAATTTGAAGTACTTCTGACATTGTTATCCTTTAGGCTTATTTTCTTGTGCAAAATCAATCATTTTCATAAAACTCAATTCTCCTTTATTAATATTTGTTTCCATTTTTTTTCTATTAGAAGTATCTAACTCATTATATACACCAATTAATAATTCTGCAGTTTTGTGATCTACAGGAAGTTTAGCTCCATTTTTAAATCGTACTTCAGATGTTCTTTTAGATTTTGCTATTTTTTGTAAATCAGATATTATTCCTTCTTGAACACTTTCATAATATCCATTAGAACTTCCACCATATTCATCATCATCATCCTCAAATTGAGGAAAGGACATTTCATAATCCAAATAATGATAAACAGATGACATATTATCAGATGCTACAGAAATTTTATCCTGTATCCAACTTTCAAGATCATCATCATCATCAAGTAAAGATATTAACTTATGAGAATATTTCATAAGTTTAAAGAGTTGCGCTTTAGCTCTACGCCCCTCCACATCTTCATGATTGTCGTGATCTTCTGTTATCTCTGATTTAAGTTTGCGGAATTGTTTCATTCTCTACTTCTTCTTTCTCTACATCATCTACTTCTACTTCATCAAAGTTTTCTTCTAAGAAATTGTCAATTTCAAGTTCAGACATTCCTTCTACTCGACAAGCACTTCTGATCTCATTTTCATCATAACAGTAATCCTCATCTTCAGAAAGATTTATCTCAACTTCAGATTCCTTTTCTGAAAGGTGCCTAAACTCGTTAAACGTCTTCATTTTCCTCTCCTTCTTTAGGGTCGGGTGGAGATTTAGTGGGAGAAGCGAACGAAGGGTTAAACATAGTAGAAGCCACTTCTACTTTTTTTGTTTCTAGCTCATCTATTACTTTAGTTCCTAAAACCCCTACAAGTGCGTCTTTGGATCGAGCATTATCTCCTGTAACAATAGCATCAACAAAATCTTTTGTAGTAAATTCACTCATTATCTTCTCCTAGTAAAAATAAAATTATTATCTATAGATATTTATAATAAAATAGTTTTGGCCTTATTAATTTTTAAGTTTTTGTAGCTCGCCCCTGAGATCATCAATTTGATCTTGCTGTTCTTTCATTGCTTCTGTTAAAACTGCTACTAGTTTTGTATATTTCAAACTTTTCATATTATCCATTTCTCTAACAGAAACCAGTTCGGGCAATATGTTTTCAACTTCATCCGCAATTAAACCTATCTCTTTAACGCCCGATTCTTTGAAAGAATATCTATGTGCTTGTAATGACATTACCGCTTGTAATGCTTCCTGAGAATTATAATTGGTAATATTTTCTTTCAATGAAATATCAGATGATTCTGTCAAAGCTGTTACCGTCAACAGTCCAGTACCAGATACATAAGTCATACCAGAATGTCCACCAAATGTTGAACTAGAATTGAATTGAACCTGAGTATCAGAACCACCAGGTGTTGCTGCTATTGCTGAACCAGATGTAATTTGAATATCATTTCCAGCATCGGTTGTAAAATATAATTCATTTGGTGTAGCAGTGTTTACCCATATTTGTCCATATGCGGCCGTATCTGCATCAGCGTCAGCTTGTTCTTTTAATGTTATAGGCCCCTCAATTGTTAAGTCTGTAACTGGTGTAGCAGTCCCTATACCGACTTTACCGTCACTTGTAATACGAACTTTTTCTGCTGCGGCTGCAGATGCACCAGTTGCAAATACCAATTCAGTTGCATTATTATCTGCTGCAAATGTGTCGTCTGCTTCTGCGTATATGGATGCTCCGACCAAAATCGCATCTGTTCCACTACCTTCTACAGGGGCAATAAATTCTATTCTTCCTAATTGGTCTGCATCTACTACGGTTGTTTCAGCAGTGGATAATCTCAAAACTCCAGCAGAAGCTGTTCCTGATCCTACAGGTCCCTGTACATCAAGTGCGGCACCAGGAGTAGCTACGCCAATACCAACATTTCCACCTGAAGTAATCAATGCATAATTGGTATCAGCAGAACCAACTGCAATGTTGATTCCTGTTGCTGTATGTGTTCCTGTAGTAGCACCGACAACATCAACATCCAATCCAGTTGTAGTAGTTGTTCCTAGACCGGCAGAATTTACATCTAAATCAATTCCAATATCTGTGAAAGTTGCAGTTCCAGAACCAGGTACAGTTCTGTCAAAATCAACGTGTAATCCTGTAACGGAAGCAGCAGTTGCGGCTGTATGATTTTTGTCAATTGTTATTTGTCCAGCAGTAAGTGTATCTGTTGTTTTATTAAAAACAAGACCGGCATCTCCGCCTATAGTACTACCACCGTCATTAAACTGAACTTGTGTATCTGTACCCCCAACTGATGCAACTCCAGATCCATTAATAGTAATACCCCCAGCTCCAACAACTTGTAATTGGTCTGCAGATGCGTCCCATAACATATATTTCGAAGCGGTTGCGCCAAAGAATTTTACATCTGAACCGTAGTTATCAACCCCCACATATAATTTACCATCATCATCCACTCCACGTCCACCGATCTGTACTACAGCGGCTGTGGGAGTGACATTTGCAATTCCAACTGCTGTTGAATTGGCATAAAAAGTAGTATGGACAGAAAGATTTGCGTCTATATCAACATTAGTACAATCAATATCTACATTGGCAGAAATATCAAATAGAGTTCCAGCAATATCAACTTCAATTGTATTGGCTTGAAATGATGGAAATACAACATTTGCTGTACAGTTTAATGTAGTTCCAGTAATATCAACTTTAATTGTATTAGCCGTAAGTGATGGAAATACAACATTTGCTGTACTGTTTAATGTAGTTCCTGAAAAATCAACTGTAGTGGGAGATAGAGTTACTACAGTAGTATTAGCAACAATTGAAGGTAAAGTAGTATTGGCTGTTACTGTAAAAGTAGTGCCTGTTGCACTAAAATTTCCTTGTACATTAGCGGTTCCTTCAATTTCTACGGCAGCATCTCCAGTAGCAGAACTTGATCCAAACACGACATTACCACCGGCATCAATTCTCGCTCTTCTACCTCCAGCAGTATAAAAATCTTGTATATCGGTTCCAAATTGTAAATAATTATTATCGTCACCTTCATGTACCAAATAATTTAAATAAGTATTTCCCGTCACCAAAAGATCGTCTGAAAATTCCCACCTAGTATCTGAATTATCCCAAAGTAATGATTTTACTGTTGTACCTGGTATAAGAATTCCAGCATCATCTACAAGTGCGTCGGATACAGCTCCTACATAGTCAAGGGTACCGGCAACTCCAGATGAAGCATCTTGACCAGATAATTGAAATGTATTTGTTGTTTTATTGGCGACAGTATAGACAGTTTCGTTAGTAACACCAGAACCAGAACGTATTGCTGTTACAAATATTTCATCACCATCCGCTAATCCATGTGATGCTGATGTAACAACTGCTGGGTTGGCAGCAGTAAATGCACTATTTGCTACAACATTTGTTGTACCACCTATAACTAAAGTTTTATCTTTTACTACTGTTGTTGTAGCATCACCACTAGTAGTTGTGCCCGTAACAGTAAAATCTCCTGTAACAATTAAATTATC